TGATTCGACGAATTACGCTACCGATTACGATATGTCGCTTAAAATGAATTCGGCTGATTTTGGGGACTCCCTTGACGCTTACGATGGATTTGGTATTATAGTTACAGACAATGACGATATGGAAGTAGACACTTCCGCCATCCCGACTGACTACGATCTTGGACTCAAGTTGAATTCCCTTGATTTTGGTGATAGCTTGCTTGCTTATGACGGCTATGGCATAACAGTGACGGATAACGATGATTTCGAGGTAGACACGAGTGCAATACCAACGGACTATGACATTGGTTTGAAATTAAATTCATTGGATTTTGGAGATAGTCTTGCGGCCTATGACGGTTTTGGTGTCACTGTAACCGATAACGATGATTTTGAAGTGGATACAAGCGCAATTCCTACTGATTATGATTTGGGGCTTAAGCTTGCCATCGCAGACTCCGGATCGGCTTATGTTTCCGTTTATACCGATGGGCTAAAATTGCTTGCAAGTTCATTTGGCGACTCGCTTTATGCTTATGATGGATTTGGCATTACCATAACAGACAATATTGATATGGCAGTTGATACATCTGCTATTCCAACCGATTATGACGTATCCTTAAAACTCAATTCAACCGATTTTCAGGATTCGATGGAAGTTTATATTGTTGGGACTATATCTGATACTACTACGATTGATTCTGCGGTTGTCACGCAAATAGCAAGAAGTGGCGTTACAACTCTAACGGTAAAGCATTCGTTGGTTGATGCTGGAGCATGGACAGCACCTACTGGAGTTGCTGGCTATGGATATGTGATGATTGGTGACAACGTTGAATATGCGCAATTCGATTTTAAGGCAGACGGGACCGTCCACTTGCAATTTAATTCCGCCAATGTTGGGAATGTGGGAGCAGTTGATGCAAAATTAAATATCTATGATGCTGGAGGAGGAATAGCAGTTGAAAACCAATTGGGATCAACCTTAAATACCATCATCATGCTTAACTACATAACACCATAGGGAATTAGATGAAAAAACTAATTCTATTGCTACTTCCTATTTGTCTTTATGGGCAAATGGGGTTTAATAATAACACAATGACGGTCTCTTCAACGGGTGACTTAAAATATAACTTCATCCACTTTGTGGGAACCAAAGAAGACACAGCTATAACTCCAAATTATGCTGGGACGGATACCTATGTATTGATTGGAGAAAATTTCAGAACTGGATATGGGCTTGTTGAAAATGACGGTTTAGCGTTTGCAGGGGATTCATTGACAATAATAACGGACGGAGATTACTGCGCAATTTATTCATACACATTTTCCGGAGCAAACAACGCGGACTGGAAAGTGGCTGGGTTTAAAAATGGCGCGAAAGTTTATGGAACCAGACGTAGTTCAACAAGCGGAAATTATTCCGGAGGAACGACTACGGTTTATTTTGCCGGTTTAGTTGCTGGGGATGATATAGTCTTTAAAGTTGCTAATTTAACAGCACCTGGGACATCCGATCCAACATTCTCAAACCTAAAGTTATATTTTTACAAATTACCAGAATGAGGGCGGGACGTAATGATAAAATATTTATTGTTTTTGCTTCTACCTGCTTGTTTGCTTGCGCAAATGGGTATGAATAATAACACGGTTAAAATGTCTTCCACTGGACAGATAACAGGAAAGACTCCGTTTACATTAGACTCTACTGGACCCATTGTTCTAACTGCTGATTCATGTTTGGGAGACATCCATTTTAACAACGCCGCTTCTGCGTTGGACTACACGCTTCCCGCTGCCGCAATTGGGTTGACGGTTATGTTTTATGATATTGGCGGAGGAGTGATTACCGTCGATCCCGTAGATGGAACCGATACGATCTATCTTGATGGGACTTCTGTAGGAGCTGGGGATGCCATAGATTCTCCTGGAGTAGTCGGTAACTTTATCTGCCTGATGGCGATAGACGATACCCGATGGGTGACAATTGGACGCTCCGGAACCTGGGTAGACGGGGGCGCGGACTGATGAAACGGATCGCCTTGGTTTTGTTGCTGGCGTTCTATTCAACCGCATTCTCTGGGAACCTTGCCGTTGTCGGAGCCGGAGGCGCAGTGGATAGTCCTCCCTTTGAATTTACCATTCTTACTTTGTCCGCTGATGATACTATGAGGCTACCAATTTATGACGGGGGTATTTACAACTTTACCGTGGATTGGGGCGATGCTTCATCCGGGACGGTTACGTCTTACGACGACGCGGACGCTCAACATATTTACGAGGACGATGGCGCAAGCGAATACAATATCTCGATAAGCGGGACCATTCAGGGATGGAAGTTTGACGCTTTGGGTGACTGTTTTTCAATGAAAACCATTACTCGGTGGGGATGTTTGAAAATTGGTAATGGTGGCGATGCTTTCCAGAATTGCAAACACATGAAGATAACCGCGACCGACATTCTCAATATGACCGGAATTATGGATACGAATGAATGGTTTCAGGGATGCGATTCCCTTTCAACGGTCCCGTCGATGAACAGTTGGGATATGTCGCACGTGACCACAATTTACGCTATGTTTCACAGTTGCGAGAAATTTAACCAGCCGATAGGAAGTTGGAATCTGGCAAGCCTTACCAATTCAGGATATGTATTCTACAACAACCAGGCATTTAACCAGGACATCACCTCTTGGGACATGGCTGACGTGACTAATGCAAATTGGATGTTTTACGACGCCACCGCATTCAACCAGGCGGTTGGTTCGTGGGACACAGGGTCTCTGGCTTCCGCAGATTTCATGTTCAAGGGAGCGACATCATTTAACCAAAGTCTTGCAGGATGGGACATTACCGCATTAGCTGGAACGCATGGTGACGGACTTCTAAATGGAGTAACGCTTTCAACCGCCAATTATTCGGCTACGCTTATCAGTTGGGGAGCGCAAGACGTTCAGTCTGGAGTTACTTTCGATGGCGGATTAAGTAAATATTCGGCGGGTGACGCAGCCACGGCAAGGGCGCATCTTATCAATACCGAAACCGGGCATAGTTGGACCATAACTGACGGAGGAGCGGAATAATGATAGCGAGAATTGCGGTTGTTGTCATCCTGTTTATGTCTGTTTCTGTGGCCGATGCAAAACAAAAAGCCATTGTATATCATAATAAGGCATTGCACGATTTTTACGATAGGAACACTAAAAACATAAAGTCGGAAGAAACGGTAGAATTAATAAGAGATGGGGAAGAAATACAGTTCAAGTCTGGGTCTCTTTTTACCATTAAAAATGGTGTTGTTGAAAAAGCGAACCAAGAAAAATTAAAAATCAATACAAAGGCTTATAATTTTAAAAATAATAAAATACAAATTATTGAATACGACAAAATAAATAAAGTGCCAGCGAAGCACTAACTGACCTGCGCAATCGGAGGACGATATGGGCGACAAGTGGCCGTTTAAGTGGATAGGGAAAATTACTCAGAACGAGAACGGTGGTTCTTGCATAGAATACGACCACATAAAGCCGTATCAACTCAAAATCTTTAGTTGGTTTGGCAGTGCCGGAGCGATTGCCGTGATCTTGTGGGCGATAACCACTATAGCTAACGTTGGGGCCAAGGGCAACCAAATAGAGGTAAATACCGCAAAGATATTGAAGATAGAAACCGCAGTTGAATCTTATTGCCAAGATTCTGTTGTATTGGAAGAATATTGTAAAAAGACCGATTGTTTAGAAATAAGAACGGCCAAACTCGAAAAAGCAATTGGAACTCTTGCCGGGATGAAGGACGTTGTTGACAAGACTTATACTTTGATTGAGCATCACATAAATGGTAGTAAACAACAATGAATATGGCAAGACACATATTTATAATGGTTGCAATGGTTGGGATTGCATATCCTCAAGCGAATAAATTCACCAATTTATATGTGTTGAAGAAAGACACCACAAAACACTCCAAGGACAATTTTGCAACGTTTTCTGCTTTGGCTGATACGGCCAATAAGCATAGAGTTAGGCTGTCGGCTCTTGAGGTCGGCGGTGGTGTGGCTGTTAAAGTAAACAAGGCCGACAGCACGTTACACAGAGTTGGACACTATGCAACAAGGAGCGCACTGACGGATACGGCGTATGCTCATCACGTTAGATTGGTTTCATTGGGAAGCGTAAGTGGATTGGGAGCCAAGGTAAATAAGGCAGATAGCACCGCACATTCAGGAGGTCATTATGCCTCCAGGAGCGCGTTAACGGATACTTCAAACGCACACCATACAAGACTTAACGCTAAAATGGACTCCACCAAATTAAAGGACATTGTGCCTGGATTCGGGATTAGCGGTGGTACTGATGATGTTTTGCCGGGGATAGATAGTGATGTTACTGTTTCGGTAGATACAAGTGCTATTCCTACAGATTACGACATGAGTCTAAAAGCAAATATATCAACACCAACATTTACAACGTCAGTAATATTGAATTCAGAAATATGGAAGGGCGTACAACCGACAACTTACGTTGCCTCCACAAACGAAAGATGGTTGAGTTTGAATGCCGGGGGAACGGGATGTGATACAATGTTCTACAAGGTTACTGCCGATAGTGTTATATATTGGCTTCCGTCCGCAAGGATAAAAGGGAAATAATGGAGAAAATAATTAGAATTCCTCAAATCATCGGAGAAGTGACAAATGCCGATTTAGAGGACATCCCTAATGAAACTGGCATTTTAGTTTCCAATCTGCGTTCCGTTAATGGAAAGTTGGAAAAAACTTTCGGTTTTGGAGAAGCCGTCTCTACTGCGGTAGCAAGTAGCACAGCAATAGGGTTTGGAATATCTGGGGCTTATCCAAAATGGATAGGAACCTACATTCACGAAGACATTGCCGTTGAAGAAATGGTTCCAACTCTTGTGACTGCAAACTGGACATTGGGATCAGATGGAACCGGAGGATGGTCTGCGGCGACCGGACCGGCAAGGATAATAAAGACGGTAAGTGCGGACACTCAAACGGCCACTCCAAGCGTTTCGTTTCCTGTTGTAGCTGGTAAAAAATATCGAGTTAGCATTACATCTTCTGGAGTTACTGGAACAATAACGTGGACCTTGGGAGGCGTTTCTGGAACAGACATCACGGGGACAACCACTACAGAACAAGATATAACGGCGCTTACTTCTGGGTCATTGATATTATCTGGTGTAGCTGGAACGGCAGTTACTTTGACGGCCATTAGTGTTAAAATAATGGGGCACGCCAAATTAGCCTATTACGTTAGACCTGCTGATAATGTTGTATTTATTTATTGTTGGCGGGGGACGTCTTGGGCGGCAATTCAGCCAGGGGTTCTGCTGGCAAATGCTTTTGATACATATTACCACAAAATAGACAATAACCCCGTTATCCAATCTGATGGGGTCATTAGATTTTTGCCGGGCAATTTGGGTAATGTGGGCGCGAACACGTGCCATGGAATTTGGATAGGATATATTGATAGGGATTTTTTTGATGGGAACTATCTTCCTGCTGCATATACGGCTGGATTTTATAATTATTCTACTACTATAACTAAGCCAGGAAGTATTCTATCTGCTCCCACGGTAAGACACGGAGGGAGTTTTAACCCTACAACTCCCGGAACAGCAACGGAGATCCATTACAAAATATCGTATGTTTATGATGGAGTCCAAGAAAGTTTACTTTCTGACCCTGTGTCAAAAGTTATTCAAGTCAGTGAAGTGTGTAGTTCTATTGAAATGGTGATAACGTTGACAGCGGCAAGCATGTGCAAAAGGATAACCAGTGCTAAAATATATAGATGTGATACCGTGGATGGAGATTATAGACATGTTCACACAATAGACTTTTTAAGAGAGGCGCCAACACCAGTAGGCTCGGCGACTGGGGCGTATGCTGGATATGCAAGGGCGTATGTCCCTGCTTTGACAACATTTTATTTCGATGTTGGAATAGTTTATGGAATGAAGCTTGGAAGGGGCGACTCGACCGTAGATGAAGGCGTTATGATGGGGGGTTATACTGGAACTGGCAATACAATATTTGATTTTAGCACAAATTGTTGGGATGGGTTTGAATATGAAAACGCATATTGGGAATTATGGGCTACAGATGGAGCGGGAAACTTTGTGGGTTCTGCGTTACTACATGAACATTCAGGAGCTTACGCAGGGGATAATTGCGTTATAGTAGGAACGGACATAGGAATAAATTCGCATGTAGGAGGGACATTAAAAGTCGTAACCACTACAACAACTGAAATATATGAGATTATTTCTAATTATACCTACGCAATATTCACTTCTCACGCCCTGTCAAGCACGACCATTTGGACTGCTGGAAATTTTGCGTGGGACATTTACGATTCCAGCACGGGTTCTTATTATTTGACCTACGGAGCCGGTGCGCCACTTACCTATACTTTTTACGATACTAAATTTACGGAAGGCGCTTCTCATCCCTATCCCAATGCGGTTTCTTTAAATATGACGGGAAAATATGCTAAACTTAGCCAAGGAAGACTGTTTTTACAAAACATAGTTTTAGACCCAGGGACTTCAAATGAATACCATCAAGATTGGATCGGGTATTCTGAAAGCGGTTCTTATGATGTTTTGAATGTGTCCAATGTGTTTCAATGTATAGACAACACGGGCGGGGCTGGAATGGGGTTGGCGTTGTCTTACGGATCAATTATCGCCATGAAGCCGCATTCATATTTTAGGATAGACTTGGTTGATCCCGCAGACGACTCTACGTGGACGATTAGAGAATCTGTGTTTGAAAGAGGCAATGTTTCTCCGTTGGGATGTGTGCAAGTTGGGCATAAATTCTATCCCTTAAGCTATGATGGAATTTATGAGGTCGATGTAAACACATTAGTATCAGCAAATGAGGCTCCTCTTATTAATTCGAGAATATCCGAGGCTATTAACGATCAGTATTTAGCAATAACAGACGCGAATAAAACCTTGATTCTTGGTGGATATGACCATATTTACAATGAGATTTTATACCGGTTTACGATGGGGACATATTTGGCGTATAATGTGGTGACTAAGACTTGGCGGCAAGTCTATTCTTCATACGATTTTACCGTGTTTGGATACGACCAAGACGGTTATCTGATGGGATACGATGCCACAAATGATAAGCTTTATGGACGTTCGGGGAAACAAGACACTTACGCCAATTTCAGATCAAAACATTTTAGAATATCTTACGATAGAAATGATATTGCGAGAATGGCAAAAATTACATACATGAGTCATAATTCTTTATATGTTCAGATGTTTGTTGATGGATGGTTTACTACTTTAACGCAATACATTTTAGATGATACTGGGTTAATAATTCTTGACGATACTGGAGGCGCAATTTTAGCTGATGTAGGATATGGAACCTTGATTAACGCAACACTTCCCGCGACATCTGGAGCAGTGAATACGGTTAGAGTTCCACTTAGGAGAAGGTGCAAAAGTTTTGTTATTGGCATTGTGGATGTTTCGGCCAATGACGATCCGGTAGAAATATATGATATTGAACTTGTAACAACAACATCTTAAAAAAGGAGTTGATATGGCTGCTGGTGATGTTACTAAAACATTGACGGATGAATTGAGTCTTAGGCTCGAAGACCCAAACGAAACACTGTTTCCAATTGCGGCTAAGTTGCAGTTTTTAAATAAAGCACAAATAAGACTGTGCAATTTGATACATCCTGCGTATTTAACTGAGCTTGAGGGAGTTACTGCCTCTCCCGCATCGCTAACTCCATCAAGTCCTGCCGCGTATTTTACTTATTCATTGGCTACTATGGTCCCTGCGGTTCCTCCTGCATCGACTACATCGGGACTCTTGTTGGGAGGTAGAGGCGTTAGGAAGGTAAAATATTATCCTTCTACTCCGTGGACAACTGGCGTGTGGGCCACTGAAATTAGCGTGGACGAACTGAAAAAAATAACAAATCCGTATTTGACGTATTCGGATTCATACCCCAGATATTTGGTGTTTTCAAACAAGATTATTGTTTACGCAACAGCGGCTACGACCGCACCCAAAGTTGATGTATATTATTTGCTTCAACCAACAGCATTGACGGCTTCGGTTGATCCAACAATAAACGCGGGGCTATTCCATATAATCGTGACATTGGCAGAAGCTATGTTGTGGGGCATGGATGGGAAATTAGAAAGAAGAACATCGGCCTTGAAGACTGCATTTGATGAGATACAAATTCTAAACGCACGTTACGAACCTGCGGATGGTGTCGGGACGGACACCAGGAAGACAAGGAGTTAGTCATGGCAGATGGCGACGTTACGATTGCAATGTCGAATGAGCTTGGGTTGAGATTGGAAGATTCCGATGAAGTTAATTTCACTCAATCTACGAAGATAACGTTTTTAAGCAAAGCCCAAAGACAATTAGCCGATGCTTTGCATGATGCGTATTTAACCGAACTTGAAGTCATTGATACTTCGCATACGCTCACCATTGCAAGCCCGGCGATGACCAACCTTAATTCCGGGAATGGTGTTTTGAGGGGCGGTAAAGGGATTAAAAGGGTTGGACTTCACATTGGAGGCGCAAACGCGGTAACATGGGCGACCGAGTTAAGCATAGACCAAATTAAATCGCAAGAGAATCAGTATCTTGCTTATTCCGATACAACGCCCAGGTATTATATTTATAATAATAAAATTAATATATTGGTTACAACCACGTCAGGAACCACGGTTGATGTTTATTATTTAAAACCTCCTCCGGCACTTTCTACGACCGTTGACCCGATATTGAATACTGGATTTCAAGACTTGATTATTACGCTTGCGGAGAGTACATTGTGGAGAACCGACGACAAACTCGATAGAAAAGAAGCGGCGTATCAATTGGCAATGCAAGAAATTGAGATATTGAATAAAAGATACAAAAGACCCGAAGGGATTGGAACCAAGGGAAGAGATTGGAGGGCATAATGCCAGCGTGGGTTGTTCCTGCAATAAGCGCAGCCGCCAATTGGGTAGGTGGGCTTTTAAACAAACCCGATAAATACGAGGATACGCCAGAAGGGAAAAGAAAGAAATACGTTTCAAAATATGGAGCCATTAGTCAAGGCCAAAGAAGTCTTGCGCTTGGGAACATTTCCAGAGAAACAGGTAACATTGCTTCACAGGCAAAGGCGGATTTTTACGGAAGGCTTGTTTCGCAAGGCATGGGTGGCAGTATTGCCGGACAAGAGAAGTTAGCGGACATTGATACCGAACGCATGAAGCCAATTACTCAAATGTCCGAAAAACTCGATATTATGAATGAACAATCAAAAATACAGGCCGCCGATGAATTTGCTCAAGGCCAATCTGGCGCTGATGCCGCAAGGAAAGAAAGCACTGCCCAGACTTGGGGAGGGTTAATAAGTGGTTTGGGGCAGGCGGTAGGTGCGAGCAATACTGAATCGCTGAAAAATAGTAGCCAAGTATCAAAGTGGCTCGATGCTTTCGATGCAGGAGAAATATCACAAGACCAGTTTTTTGCTAATATGCTTAAAGCCGGGATACCAATGGATGAAATATACACCGCATTTCCGGATAGATTTAGTAATTAATGATTGGAGATTGTCGTGCCTAAAAAGAAATTCGTTGGTTTCTCCGATTATCAAACCAAAGAACAGAGACAACTTGCCAAAAGATTGGAAGAATTGCGTCTTCAATCTACATTAAGAGCAAACGAAGAAGACGTTAAAAATAGGAATCAGACGGTTCAAGATTCAACAAAGTTCCGCAGAGAACACACCATCCCTTTGTTGAATATTCCGGGGACTAAAGATACGACTTGGGTAAATCCAACTCAATATTCAGATTTTATAAAAGCAAAGAAAGAAATAAACAAGCCCAACCCAGATGCTTCGCTCGCATTGGCGAGACAACAGCTTATGGCGTTGCCGATTGATTCGATAAATACCCAAAAGGCTCAACTATACAAAGAACGAATAAGGGGATTGCAGGGGAAAGAGGATAGGCCGGAAAATGACGGTAGTGTCCAAGATGAGAATGCTCTGTTTTCTGGGTATAAAACTTTATCAGATGTTTATGAGTCCGGGGGAGATCAAAACCTTCTTCCAGCCATATCGGGACGAGCAAACGACATAAAAAGACTTGGCATTAAAAAGACGAAAGAAATGGTTTCTTCCAAATTGGGCATGAATCCAGACCAATTGGATTCAATTCTACCCGTTGCGGCCATGAAAAAGAACGAAATAGAAATGATGGCAATCCCAGACACGACAAAGCAGCAACTTTACGATAAGTGGTGGATGGGAAATATCGGTATTGATTCTAAAAAGGGACACCAAATGCTGGGTATTGAATAATGCCTACTCAAAATATTGATTATAAAAAAGTTTTACAGAAACCATTTACATCCAATGGCAGTGAACCACAATCAAAGCCAATGGATTCAAAGAGTGCAATTCAGTTATTAAAAAAGCCTTTCACTTCGAGCATAGAAACGGTTGGAAATTCTCTTGATAAAATATTAAACCAACCCGAACCCGTAGAACCCCAACAGCCCGAAAACCCTTTTGAGTCCGTGGCAAACGAAAGCCCGGAACAGTTTCAAGATATTCATAAATTAGTCAAAGATACTGGTATTTCGATTGATGCGGCCAAGAAGGTAGTGCAAGCGAAAACAGCGGCAGGAACGCCACTTCCGAAACCACAACCTGGATATGTTCCCCCAGAGGTTAACACTGGGGTTCAATATGCTCCTGAATTGATTCCTCCTCCGTGGGAAGGCGCAGAGAAGGGTATTGCTCAAGACAATAAAATAACCGGGGTAGAGAGAATAAAACAAGTTTATAAAAACCCCGTAGAGCTGACTCCGTTTGTGTCTGGTGCGGCTGATTTAGCGCATTACAAAAGGCTATATGATTCGATAAACCGCATGGAAGATGGAACGGCGAGCGAAGACGACATCCAGAATTTAAAGGATTTCAACGCATATCAAAAAGCAGACAAGACTTTTTGGTATCAAGCATCAAATGTCCTTGCCGCATTGCCTTCATTCTTTGGGGAATTATATGCAACTGGTGGTATTTATACTGCCGGTCAGAAAGCGGCAGTAAAGGGCATAAAATCAGCAGTAGGCAAATATTTGGGTGATGTTGGATCAAAACTACTCGAAAAGAAACTCGCTCAATTTGCCGTAAAGGGAGCGGCGTCGCTTGTTGGATCAACCATTCAGGCTCCAGTTGCGGGTGCGGCTCGAATCGCTTCTGGGACAGCAGAAAAGATGATGCCGAGTTTCGCCGTGGATGATAACGGTGAAGTGCAAATTCAACCAGGAACGGGAGAACAACTTATACCGGCCTTTGCCAAATCGCTAACAGATCAATACATTGAAACGGCAAGCGAACATACCGGTGGCGCGTTAAGTTTTGCTGGGGATGCAATCAAGAATTCAGCACGATTCAAGGCTTTGGCGAAACCAATTCAAGACGCAGCAATGAAAAGCGCGTTGATTCGATCTATCGTAAAGGCTAATAAGGGAGTTTCCGCACAAAAAGTAAAAGCATTTCTTGACAAGGGAGCCTACAACGGCACGTTTGGGGAAATGTTTGAAGAACGTGTTGGTGAAGCCATGCGAGGACTGGCGCATGAAGTTGGACTTAGCGATCAAGAATTTAAATTGCCAAGCCCCGAACAATTGGCGGTTGAATTGGTTGCATTTGCTATTCCTAATGTAGCGGCACATGGCGTTTCAATGGGGATGGACAAAGTAAGCGGAGAGAAGAAAGAAGAAGTTTCTACTCCCCCTGTCGATCCCCCAATATCCAAACTTGAATCCGACATAGCCAATACGACCGATCCCGAATTAAAGGCTATATTGCAACGGAAACTTGACGCGCTCAATCCCCAGCCTGAAACCGTTCAACCCGAACAGCCCATTTCTCAACGCATTCAAGACTATCAAAAACAGCTTGACGAACTCAAGACATCAATGGCCGCCGATGCGATAAAAAGCCCTGCGGCGCAAGAAGCGTTTGATACTATTAACAAAGGACTTGAAACCTTAAAAGCCGAAAGGAAGAAGCTTGAACGCGAACCCGTCCTTTCTCCCGAACAAGCCAAGGCACGGCATGAGCAAGACCTACAAAAGACCTTAGACTTACAACAGGCTA